AAATTATTGACGACCAAAATGAGTTACAAAAAATGCTATCTCAAGTTGGTGTTTTAGAAGCTCAAAAGAAACAAGTGCTTGATGCTGCATTAGCTAAAAGCGAAGAAATTGAAAAATTCAAAGTTGAATTAGAAAAAGAGTATGGCAAAATAAATATCAACTTAAAAGATGGTAGTTATGAAGTTATAGAAGACGAAGACGAAGCATCAGCCGAGTAATGACTTCAAATATAAGAAAAATCAGTATTGGTTCTGATTATAAGTCTGACGCTATGCATTACGCAGTAGGGCAACAGGTTTATGGTGGGCACGAAATATCTCATATATTACATGAAGGTTCTGAAAACTCTTATAGTATCTATATTAAAAAAAACAATGAGGTATTGCCATGGAAGAAATTTAATTCTAACATGGCTATATCCGTTGAGTATGATTTAGAATATTAATGAGGAGTTTATTTGATTTTGTTATACAACCACTAGGTGGCGAGTATGATAATGAAGTTAAAATAGGTGACAAATCTCTAGTTCTTAATACTAAAATAGAAAGTTTCAAAGCAGTTAATAACTTAGCTGTTGTAATTGATACACCTAAAGCTTATAAAACTCCTATTAAAAAAGGAGATATTATAGTTATACATCATAATGTTTTCAGAACATTTTATGATATGAAAGGCGTAAGAAAAAAGAGTAGATCTTGGTTTAAAGACAATTTATATTTATGTCAAATAGATCAGGTTTATTTATATAAAAGAGATGAAGAGTGGAAAGCATTTGGTGACAGGTGTTTTATTATGCCACTTAAAGATAATAATTCTCTAACGCTTGATAAAGAACAAAAACTTATTGGTATACTTAAAATAGGTAATAGCTCTTTAGAAGCGCTTAAAATAGTTCCTGGTGATCTTGTAGGTTACACACCTTACGGTGAATGGGAATTTATAGTAGACGATCAACGTCTTTATTGTATGAAATCTAATGATATTGTTATAAAGTATGAATACGAAGGAAACGAAGCAGAATATAATCCTAGCTGGGCACATAGCGGTAGAGGAATTAATTAAAGTTGCTAAAGAAGCTATTGTAGATTCAGACGATGACATATCAGCTGATAGACTTAAAAACGCTGCAGCCACAAAGAAGCTTGCTATATTTGACGCTTTTGAAATACTTAACCGTATTAATGAAGAACAAAACATAATAGATGATAAACCAAAAGAAGCTAAAAAAGAAACTACGTTTCGCGGCTTTGCTGAAGGAAGATCTAAATAATGTATAAGCAAACTTTATATAAGATAATAAAAGACCATATAAAACCTAAAGTTCTTAAACGAATGAATAGGTATAAAAAATGGGAATATGGATATAACGAAGATCATGATATGATTGTTATATCTAAAACAGGTGAAATAGGTGATGTGTATGAAATACAAAATCTTAAAATAGCTTTACCTAAAGAAAATAATATACATACTTTTGAAGAAGACAGGTGGACTAGAAAAGAATATCCTAAAGTATTACAAAGAATAAAAACTGTTTTTGATTGGAGAGAATATCCAGAAGACTTTCAAGAAAAATGGTATGATTATATTGATAATGAATTTAAATTACGTGAAGAAGGTTTTTGGTTTTATAACAAAGGTGTTTCTACCTATATAACAGGAACTCATTACATGTACTTACAATGGTCAAAAATTGATGTTGGCCAACCAGATTTTCGTGAGTCAAATAGACTTTTTTATATATTCTGGGACGCTTGTAGAGCTGATGACAGATGCTATGGTATGTGTTATTTAAAAAACAGACGTTCAGGTTTTTCATTTATGGCTTCAGGTGAATGTGTTAATATGGCTACAATATCTACTGATGCACGTTTTGGTATTTTATCAAAATCAGGTGCTGATGCTAAAAAAATGTTTACCGACAAGGTTGTGCCTATATCAGTTAACTATCCTTTCTTTTTTAAACCAATACAAGACGGTATGGACCGTCCAAAAACAGAACTTGCTTACCGTATACCAGCTTCAAAATTTACACGTAGATCAATTGTATCAACAGAAAAAACAGAAGAACTTGCTGGTTTAGATACCACTATTGACTGGAAGAATACTGGAGACAATGCTTATGATGGTGAAAAACTAAAATTATTAGTACATGATGAAAGTGGTAAATGGGAAAGACCAAACAATATATTAAATAACTGGCGTGTTACTAAAACCACGCTTAGACTAGGTAGTAGAGTTATTGGTAAGTGTATGATGGGATCAACATCAAACGCTTTAGATAAAGGTGGTGCAAATTTTAAAAGATTATACAATGATTCAGATGTTACAAGAAGAAATGCCAACGGACAGACTCGTTCAGGACTCTATTCTTTGTTCGTACCTATGGAATGGAACTACGAAGGATACATTGATTCTTATGGCTTACCTGTCTTCGATACACCGAAAAAACCCGTATTTGGACCTCATGGTGGAAAAATAACTCTAGGTGTAATAGAATATTGGGACAATGAAGTAGAAGGTTTAAAAGACGATCAAGACGGTTTAAACGAATTTTATAGACAATTTCCACGTACTGAAAAACATGCGTTTAGAGATGAAAGTAAAGAGTCTTTATTTAATCTAACTAAGATCTATCAACAAATAGATTTTAATGAGGATTTAAAAAATTCACTATCAATAACTCAAGGAAGCTTTCAATGGGAGAATGGTGAAAAAGATACTAGAGTAATGTTTGTACCAAATAAAAATGGTAGATTCTTGGTGTCATGGGTGCCGCCATTACAATTACAAAATAGAACTGTAATAAAAAATCATAAAAAATATCCAGGTAACGAACACTGTGGTGCTTTTGGATGTGATTCATATGATATATCAGGTACAGTCGATAAACGAGGCTCTAACGGATCTTTACACGGCTTAACTAAGTTTAGCATGGAAGACGTGCCTCCAAATCATTTCTTTTTAGAATATATAGCTAGACCACAAACGGCAGAGATATTTTTTGAAGATGTACTTATGGCTTGTATATTTTACGGTATGCCAATACTTGCGGAGAATAACAAACCTAGATTGTTGTATTATTTTAGAAGAAGAGGTTATAGATCTTACTCTATGAATCGACCGGATAAAAAATATAATAAATTATCAGTTACAGAAAAAGAAATAGGTGGAATACCTAATTCAAGTGAAGACATTAAACAAGCTCACGCAGCGGCTATTGAGTCTTATGTAGAGCATTTTGTAGGATTAAAAGAAACAGGTTACGGAGATATGTATTTTCAAAGAACCTTAGAAGATTGGGCTAGATTTAATATTAATAATAGAACATCGCATGATGCATCTATTAGTTCAGGACTTGCTCTAATGGCTTGTAACAAGCATAGATACGCTCCAAGTAATAAGATTAAATTACAACCAGTAGATTTAGGTATAAAGAGATACAACAACAAAGGAACCACATCAAAAATAATAAGTTAAATGAATATATACACTAACACCAATAGCGCCTTTCCTAGTCAAGTGGTTAGCGATGCAGAAAAAGCAAGCTTAGAATATGGAAGTCAGGTTGCATATGCAATAGAAAGCGAATGGTTTGACCAAGGCAGAACTAACGGTAATAGATATTTAACTAACTGGAATAATTTTCACGACTTAAGGTTGTATGCTAGAGGTGAGCAATCTCCACAAAAATATAAAGATGAATTATCTATTAATGGTGATTTGTCTTATCTTAATTTAGACTGGCAACCAGTTCCAATTTTATCTAAATTTGTTGATATAGTTGTAAACGGTATATCACAAAAAAGTTATGATATAAAAGCTTACGCTCAAGATCCTTCGTCAGTAAAGAAAAGAACTGATTATGCTTCTCGTATATATGAGGATATGTTGGCTAAAGATTATTTACAAGAATTAAAACAAAGTTTAGGTATTGATTTATATCAAAGTCCTGATCCTAGTACTTTACCAGAATCTGAAGAAGAACTAGAGCTTCACATGCAATTGTCATATAAGCAAAGTATTGAGATAGCAGAAGAAGAAGCTATATCTTCTGTTTTGGCTCAAAACAAATACGATCTTGTTAGACGTAGATTAAACATGGATTTAACAGTATGTGGTATTGCTGCTACTAAAACTGATTTTAATACTGCAGAAGGTGTTACAGTTGACTATGTTGATCCTGCTTATATGGTTTATTCTTATACAGAAGATCCTAATTTTGAAGATATATATTATGTAGGTGAGGTTAAGTCTATAACTATAGCAGAACTTAAAAAAGAGTTTCCAGACATTAGCAAAGAAGAACTAGAGCGTATACAAAAAATGCCTGGCAATCGTCAATATATAACTGGTTATGGAAACTATGATGAAAACACTGTACAGGTAATGTACTTTGATTATAAAACTTATCACAACCAAGTATTTAAAATAAAACAAACTGATCAAGGGTTAATGAAAGCTTTAGAAAAGCCAGATACATTTAATCCACCAGAAAATGATTCATTTGAAAGAGTATCACGATCTATCGAGGTATTATATAATGGAGCAAAAGTTTTAGGTACTAACACGATATTAAAATGGAAACTAGCAGAAAACATGTCTAGACCATTAGCTGATACAACTAAAGTTGAAATGAATTACGCTATATGTGCACCTCGTATGTATAAAGGTCGTATAGAATCTTTAGTAAGTAAATGTATTGGCTTTGCTGATATGATTCAGCTAACACATTTAAAGCTACAACAAGTAATGTCTAGAATGGTACCAGATGGTGTTTATTTAGATATGGACGGTTTAGCTGAAGTTGATTTAGGTAACGGTACAAATTACAATCCAGCAGAAGCACTTAACATGTATTTCCAAACTGGTTCGATAGTTGGTAGATCTCTTACGCAAGATGGTGATATGAACGCCGGTAAAGTACCTATTCAAGAACTAAGTAGTTCTAGTGGCCAAGGTAAAATACAAAGTTTAATTCAAACTTATCAGTATTATTTACAAATGATACGTGATGTAACCGGGCTTAATGAAGCTAGAGATGGTAGCACGCCAGACAAACAAACACTAGTAGGACTACAAAAGATAGCAGCTAACGCGTCAAATGTAGCAACTAGACATATTAAGCAAGCTAGTTTGTTTTTGACTCTTAGAATTGCAGAAAACATAGCTTTAAAAATAGCAGATGCTTTAGAGTTTCCATTAACAGAAAACGCTTTAATAAATTCTATATCTACTTACAATGTAAAAACATTAAAAGAAATTGTTAATTTAAACTTACATGATTTTGGTATATTCTTAGAATTAGAACCAGACGAAGAAGAGCAACAACAATTAGAGCAAAATATTCAAGTAGCTTTACAATCAGGTGGTATTGATTTAGAAGACGCTATAGATTTAAGACAAATTAAAAATCTTAAACTAGCTAACCAAATGCTTAAAATAAAACGTAAGCAAAAAGGCAAACAAGATCAAGAAAACCAACAAGCTAATATTAGAGCTCAAGCTGAGTCACAAGCTGACGCTGCTGAAAAAATAGCAATGTCAGAAGTACAAAAGCAAGAAGCTATATCAGGTTCTAAAGTTCAGTTTGAACAAGCTAGTAGTCAAATGGAAATACAACGCATGCAATTAGCATCTCAATTAGAGCAACAAAAAATGCAAATGCAACATCAATTTGATATGCAATTAAAGCAAATGGATATGGAGGCTATAGGAGAAAAAGAAAAAATGATTGAAGATCGTAAAGATAAGCGTATAAAAATGGAAGGCACGCAACAAAGTAAAATGATAACTCAAAGAAAAAATGATTTATTACCAATAGATTTTGAAGAACAAAACACCGCGGGTATTATGCCAACAGTGTAATTTTATTAATTATTTAATTATATTATATTATGTCAGAACAAACAAAAACAAATGAACCTGTTAAACAGGAAGGAGACTTTAAGATTAAAACTAAAAGCAAAACACCTAAAAAATTAGTCGAACAAGAATCAAAAATAATAAAGGTTAACATAAAAGAACCTTTAATTGAATTACCACCAGATGTAACAAAGGTGATAGTTCCTAAAGAAGTTTTAAAAACAGAAGACGATGCCATTCAAATCGGAGAAACAGAAAAAGTGGTTGTGGAAAAACAAACCGGAGATAGCGTTAAAGTGGACGAACAAATACAAGAGTCCAAGCAAGATGTTGAAGAGTTTAAACCAATCCAAGAAGTAACAGATAAGATTACTCAAGAAATAAAAGAAGCTATTAGAGATGAAAAAGTATTAGGTAAAGCTTTACCTGAGAACATTGAAAAGCTAGTTACTTTTATGGAAGACACTGGTGGTACTATAGAAGATTATACTAGACTTAATGCAGATTATTCTAGCATTGATGAAAATACTTTATTAAAAGAATATTACAAGAAAGCTAAACCACATTTAGATTCTGAAGAAATAGATTTTATAATGGAAGAAAACTTCCATTTCGATACAGACCTTGACGAAGAGCGTGACGTCAAAAGAAAAAAACTCGCTAAAAAAGAAGAGATTGCAAAAGCAAAAAACTTTTTAGAGGAAACGAAAACTAAATACTACGACGAAATCAAGTTGAGACCCGGCGTAACTCAAGACCAACAAAAAGCAATGGATTTTTTCAATCGCTACAATGAGCAACAAGATGTGGCTACTGAACAACACGAAGCATTCAAGAAAAATACTAAAGAACTATTCAACGACGAATTCAAAGGTTTTGATATAAAAGTTGGGGAAACAAGTTATAAGTATAATATACAGAATCGTGAGAAAGTAGCAGAAAATCAATCAAACATCAATAATTTAGTTAAGAAGTTCTTAAACGAAGATGGTGATGTAGTCGATACTTCTGGTTATCACAAAGCCATGTACGCTGCTGAAAATGTTGATAAAATTGCTAGTCATTTTTACGAACAAGGAAAAGCTGACGCTGTCAAAGACGTCGTTAGTAGTTCTAAAAACCTAACAGCTGTAACAGCTAGAACTAATAATTCTGGTGAAATTAAAGTTGGTGGTTTTAAAGTAAAATCGGTTAGTGGATTTGATTCAGCAAAACTTAAAATTCAAAAAAGAAAATTTAACTAATCAAAAACTAAAATTATGGCTATAAGTCCTCAATTTGGTAGTTTAATTCCTTCGCAAACTCAACAACTTTTGCCAAGTAACTACCTACAATTTAACGCTGGTGGAGCTAGCGCGAATGATTTCGCTCAACAATTCCTACCAGAAATTTATGAACAAGAAGTAGAAAGATACGGAAACCGTACTCTATCTGGATTCTTAAAAATGGTTG